TTGTTAGACGGTCTTACTAATTATATTATTTCGAAACAGGAAGGTGAGTTTCCTGGACCTTTAGTAGTACAGCCTGAAGTAAAAAATTCTCCTCGTGTTGATCGAATAAATGAGATTATGGAAGAACTCGCAGACCCCGATCAACCGATAGGGCATTCTGCCGCACAACTTGATTTTTTAGAAAAATTAAGACAAGACGATAGACAAAAATTTACTCCTAACTACATATTACAAAAAGATTATCAAAAAAGTCCATATAGTTTCTTTTCAGAAGGTTACGACCCTGATGTAAAAACAGACTTTAATCCAGAACTCGTTAATAAAGAATATAAAGATTTTATTAACTTCTTTCTAGAAAATGTTAAAAAACCAGAGTTCAACGATATTATTGGCTCTCGAACATTATCTCCATTTGCACAAGAAATAATGCCTTCTGTTTTACAATACGAAAAACAACACGACGGAACATATCCTAGAGACTTATTCGATCTGTTTCAAAACGTAGTAACAAAAGATGCTTAATGGGTTTTAAACTTAGCTTGGTTCTCGGAGTCCTATTGGCGGCATCTTTGGCGGGTTCGTGGTTCTTATTAGACCAGATATCCACGCTCAAAGGTAATCAGATAATCCTAGAATCAAAAATATCCGAGCAAAACGAATCCATCAAACAATACCTAGCTAAACAAGAACAGCTGTCCGCGAGTCTTGGTACGTTAGAAGCCGAAAAACAAAACGCACTTCGTGAAGTAAATAAATTAAGAAACACATTTGCTAAGCACGATCTAGATAACCTTGCACTAAACAAACCTAAACTTGTTGAAAAGATGGTTAACCGTGGTACTAAACGAGTAATAGATAACCTTGTAGAGTTGACCACGGTCAGTGAGGAGGAGCCGAGTGGATGAAGAAGGACCGATTGAAAAAATTTAGTATTATTGCGTTGTTCGCGGTCAGTGGTTGTTCGCTCTTTCCTACTGTAAAACCTGTAGACGTTAATACGATCGCATTACCTGCTCCAATGTACCACCCACCGTTACCTATGGAAATCCAAGCGACCGAGGTAACATTTGAAGTGTTAACTCCAGAGATCATGGAAGAATACCTACAACTCGTTAAAGACGGTAAAGCTCCTGCAGTTGCATACTATGCGTTGACTACACAACAATACGAAAACCTTTCGATGAATATGGCAGAGATCACACGCTACACAAAGAACATTTTAGCGATTGTAGAGTATTATAGGGAATACGATGAGTAAAGGAAGTAAACGTAGACCAGAAAAAGGTAATCAATACCAAGATAACTGGGAAAAAATATTCGGGAAGAAAGATGCCAAAAACAGTACCAAAGTTCAAAGAACCACTAATCTTCGGGTATTACATTCACGCTAGACCTGATCTAGGCGAGATCAAATGGCAATGGGCTGATCAACGTAAACAGTTTTGGGAAGATTGGATTCCTAAAGATAAAGATTTAATTATTCATACCAAACTATCCACGGACCACGAACAGTTGTTCAGGGATGCGTTTTGGGAGGATATGGAAGATGAAATACGCAATACGAAAGATAGTCTAAATTTCAGGGCTAGGCAGCGACGAGCTAAGAAAAAAGCTACCGCGAACCAAGGATCCCACCCCTCACCCTAACTACTTTACTTATTCGTAAAACACAACGTTTTACATTTTATTGGTAGTTAGCTTATACTTCGATGATGGCGGATCTCGATCGTATAACCGAATTGCTTTTATCAGACGAAGAAATGCCTGACGTTTATTATTCTATGTTAGAAAATGCGTCAGATACCGAACCCACCTTAGATCCTTTAAACCAAATGATAGCTAATCAAAAAGCTCAAGATGATTTTTTGATGATGATGGCGGGAGGTCCTAAACAACCCGCTAAAAGTGCAATCAATGTCGGGATGCAAAGATTTATGTTACCTGTAGATGAAATAGCAAAAACAAATCTTACACGGTCAGGAGCACCGAAACTTACAGGCGAAACTTTAAAACGACAAGAAACTATTAATACAGCGTATCAAACAGCGTTAAATCAAATACGAAAAGCTGAAGATTTAATAAGAGATACTATTGGTATGAAAAACCCAGCAGGGCAACTAAAACAAGCCGATGCAATGAAAGCTGCAGCATTAAAAGAGATCGAAAGAATAAGAAAAGCAGGGGGCGGTAAACTGCCTGATTTAATGCCTGATAAATTAACGACCGAACAAATACAACAGGCAATGCAAGAAGCGGGGTTAGGTAGCTTAATAAAAAAGTTAAGTAACGGAGGTCCAACAGGAGATCGAGTAGAAGTACTAGGAGTTGAAGCTTTAGAGTTTCCTGAAGAACTTATAGAGTATTTACCACCTGATACTGAAATGTCTATGAAAATAGGTGATAAATATTATTCTCGTCCTGAAGACTACGATGCTTTAGTTAGTGAAGCTGAATTAGAACAATACTCTCAAAGCCAAGGACGTAATGATCCTGATGTAAAATTTGGTAATAACCCTGAATTTGATAAAAAAGCTAATATTAGTGGAACGGGGATAGAAGAAGCGGGTAGAAACCCAGAATATAATCCTGACGGAAGTTTTGTTCAAGAACCCAATATTTACAGATATGAGTACGATGAAACAGGTAAATTACTGCAGAATGAAAATTATTTAATAGGTGAACAATCTCCAGCTATTGGTTATTATGATGAAAATACAGACACCTTTGTTATGCCTGGAGAGTACGCTATTGATGCATATCCTGAAGGGTATAATAAAAAAGTAGAAGCACATGAGATGATGCATAGACCTTTGCCTGGCAACTTTTCTGATGGAATAAGTGCAGGAAACGAACATTTATATATAGCTGATAAAACAAATGATCCAGAACTTTTTGAAAGATATCGGTTAGAACATTACCCAAATATGCCTAAACCTCTTTTTGATATATATTATGAAAACGTAATAAAACGTCATTACGATAATAAATTTGAATGACACCTAACGCAGATAAGTTAGCAGCTTTACGGGAAATAGACGTTTCCCATTTAACTAAAGCAGAAGCTAAAGAATTTACGATTCTTTTAGAAGAACTAGAAAAACGTGAATTTCAAGAAAAAGCCACAAGCACCTTTATGGATTTTGTTAAATCTATTTGGACTGAATTTATTAACGGTGATCACCACGTTAAAATGGCAAAAGCTTTTGACGATATTGCTACAGGTAAACTTAAACGTTTAATTATTAATATGCCGCCTAGACATACAAAGTCTGAGTTTGCATCACATTTGTTTCCTGCGTACCTATTAGGTAAAAATCCTAAATTAAAAATTATAGAAGCAACCCATACCGCTGACCTTGCGGTTAACTTCGGACGTAAAGTTAGGGATTTAATTGACGGAGAAGAATACGCGGCTTTATTTCCTGAAACTGAACTAAAAGCAGATAGTCGTTCTGCAGGTAAATGGTTAACAAATAAAGGCGGTGAATATTACGCAGCAGGTATTGGTGGTGCATTAGCGGGAAGGGGTGCGGATTTGTTTATTATTGACGATCCACATTCGGAACAAGACGCTATGTCCGATAAAGCGATGGACGAAGCTTACGAATGGTTTATGGCGGGTCCACGACAAAGGTTACAACCTGGAGGTGCAATCGTTATTGTAATGACCCGTTGGAATAAAAAAGATCTTACAGGTCGGTTAGTTAAGAAAATGGCACAAGATCCTGGAGCAGACCAATGGGAAGTTATTGAGTTTCCTGCAATATTACCAAGCGGTAAACCTTTATGGAATAATTTTTGGAAATTAGAAGAACTCGAAAGTATAAAAGCATCAGTTAGTCCAGGAAAATGGGCGGCTCAATATATGCAACGACCTACAGGTGAAGGTATTTCAATTATACCGAAAGATTGGTTTATGATTTGGGACGCAGAAAAACCACCTAAATGCGATTATCTAATACAAAGTTTTGATACCGCGTTTTTAAAATCAGAAAGAGCTGACTATACTGCTATAACAACGTGGGGTGTGTTTTACCCTGAAGGTAAAATAGGTGAAGAACACTATCACGGGGATGAAGCTCATTTAATTTTGATTGATTGTATAAAAGAACGTTACGATTTTCCTGAATTAAAAGCCGAAGCTTTACGTTTGTATGAATATTGGCAACCTGATACAATTATTATTGAAGCAAAAGCTAGTGGTTTGCCATTAGTACAAGAATTACGTAGAATCGGTATTCCTGTAAATACTTTTTCTCCTGGAAAAGGACAAGATAAAATAGCTAGACTAAATTCTGTGTCTCCTATTTTTCAAGATGGACGTGTTTGGATTCCAGATAACCGTTGGGGCGAAGAACTTATGGATGAAGTTTCTGATTTCCCGAACGGTGAGAACGATGACTTAGTAGACGCAACGACTTTAGCGTTAGCTAGGTTCAGGGAAGGCGGGTTTTTAACACTTTCGAGTGATTATTTTGAAGAGGAAGAACCCTATCAAGGCGAAAGGGTTTATTATTGAGGAAAATCATACTATGATGTATTACCATGGCTATTGAAAAACAACCAATTCCTATGCGTTCTCGTTCTGAAGACCCAATCGAACTAGAATTAGTACAGCAACCCGACGAAGAAACTGAGCTTTTCGTTCAGCCTGACGGTTCTATTGTGCGTGGCAGCGACATGGAAGAAGAAACACCGTCTAAGTTTGGCGAAAACTTAGCAGAAGTTTTAGACGACCGTGAATTAAACACTATTGCCGCAGAATTAGTTTCATCTTACGAAGAAGATTTAGATTCTAGAGACGATTGGTTTCAAACATACAGCGAAGGTTTAGAATTATTAGGAATTAGTTCTGATTCTAGGTCACAACCTTTCGTTGGAGCTTCAGGAGTACATCATCCGATCCTTGCTGAAGCAGTAACACAGTTTCAAGCACAAGCTTATAAAGAAATGTTACCCGCAGGTGGACCTGTAGATACAGAAGTTTTAGGAATTACCGATAATGCTAAGATGGAAAAGGCAAATCGTGTAAAAAACTTCATGAATTACCAAATTACGTACAAAATGGAAGAATATGACCCAGAAATGGATCAATTACTCTTTTATTTACCGCTTTCTGGCTCCGCTTTCAAAAAAGTTTACTACGATCCTGCTTTAGGACGTGCAGTTGCACGTTTTGTTAAGTCAGAACACCTTGTTGTGCCTTATTACGCAGTAGATTTACTTACCGCACCAAGAATTACTCACGTAATTCATATGAACGAGAACGAATTACGTAAATTACAAATTTCTGGGTTCTATAAAGACACCGATATGATGTCTCCGACCAGTAATCCTGATTTAACAAAAGTAGATGATAAAATTGACGAACTTCAAGGGTTAACTAGAACGATTAGCGACGAAGAATTTACGTTATTAGAAATGCACGTTAATTTAGACCTCGAAGGCTTCGAAGATGTAGACGCTAACGGTGAAGAAACAGGATTAGCGTTACCTTATATCGTTACAATCTGTAA